GGTTTTTTACTGGTTGATACTGTTTTTGTCATGTGAGTCACCTCTGACTGAGAGTTTACTCACTTAGCCGCGTGTCCACTATTGCTGGGTAAGATCAGATCACCAGCGAAGCATTTACCGACGCCACTGGTCAGATTGAAATATACCTTCCAGTTGGAGCTGCCGCATACCGGACACTCCTTGATATTCACTTCACGACCGCGAGTACTCACGCCTCCACGTCGATAAACGATACCTTCAGTGTCCAACCATTGTTCAAAATCTAATTCGGTAATTAGCTCTTTCAGCTCGCTCACGATAATTCCACTTTTAACAGGCAATATTGTGACCAACCTAAATGTTGATATAACATAAAGGCTCATGTGTTTTTCTTTTGTGGTTTGGCAAAAGAAAAGTTGTTTCACCAATGAATCAAGCGTGGAGGTGTTCTCCACGCTTATTTTTTAGGTAACGTCTAAGATTCGCTCAATGAAGCGCATTTGTTCGAGGTTTTGTTTAACGCGAATGCTGATCCCTCCCTGCTGGTTACGCGAACCAGCAAAGTAGAGACGAGCCTCTCCTTTCGCTTCTTCTTCTTCGGTTTTGTTGATCGTTATTACCAGGTCAGCAATACGTACTTTTTCGATGTTGTCGGCGGCGTGCATCATTGTGGCAACTTCTGACGCGCCACCTTCACGGTTTGTCTGCGATGCCGTGATTCCAGCAACGTTATGCTTGTCATAAAGAGCACGTAAATCGGTGTAGATACTACGAATGTTGGCGCGATCATCACGAAGGTCATAACTGGCACGCATCAAATCTGCGTAGTCGACAACAACCATGTCAGGCACCATGCCGTTGGCTTTCATGCTGTTAAGCATACGGTCCAGATCTGCCGGTGACATACTTCCTGACGGACGCTCAACCACCCACAAACTACCAATCCCCTTCGTGGCTCCCAACTCTGCCAACTTACGATGAACCTCATCGCGCCGTTCCACCAACTTGGACATTTCTGTCTCCGACAATCTTGCATCAAAACGGTCGGATAAAATGGTGGTGTGAACCTCCAGCGAGAGATACAGAACATTGTAGCCAGCAAGCGTTGCGTTTATGGAAAACTCACCCATTGCGGTCGATTTACCGGATTTAGCGAACCCCATGAAGAGCACCATTTCGCGCTTTGCCCAGCCTTTTTGGTACAGCAACCTATCGAGAAGAGGGAGTCCAGTTGTAATACTGTTTGGTACATACTCCTCTGAAGCCTCATATTCACGCGCTTTCAATCGCTCACTTGCGGAGGTGTAGTAGTCATAGATTCCGGTCGCTTCGTTCGATCCAATCTGCTGAACCTTGGCCATGATTGCCATCGCCCCCTGAAAGTCGCCTTTCTCTTTCAGTTCAGCAGCCTTTATCAGAGCATCATCAAACGCTACACTTTTTGCGAAGGTTGATACCTGGTCAACCATGTACGAGGTATCGGACAATTTTTCTGCAAGAATGCGCTTAAACGCAGCAACAACATCGGCGAATAGTTCCTCACGGATAGTCTTATCGCGTTTCGCACGCTTAAGCATATCCAGAATTGCAGATGAAGAGGGCGCGCTCTTGTACATACGGTAATAGCCCGAAACCATATTAACCAATATGGCATTGGCCGCATTGGCAAACTGGCTAGGCACAACCAGATCTCCCGCACGAGTAAGAAACTCGTGATCACGACAAAAATATGCCGTCAGTCTGTTCTGGAAATCTTCATCAAACTCTTCGGACAGCCCGCGTCCTGTATGGCAAAGTTCGGTCATGTGCTTTCCTTTGTTTTTTAAACAAATTGTTTTCTAGTATTAGTTAATTAGATAGGGGATCAATAAACCGCCGTGCTTCTTCCAGTTCTTCTGGAAAGTGGGCGGAAATAAGGCGCTCTGGAACGATTTCCATTAGCCAGATAGCGGAGAAAATTGCGCGTATGCGCTTGCTGCGAGGGATGGTGCGCAAACGCTCCAGAATCCACTCAAAATAGCTTTCCTGAATCGGGTTGAACTGCATGTCTCCCATATGCTTAAAGCTAACCAGAGAGTCATCCAGACGGGTTGTTGCGCGTCTGGCTAATTTCTCTTCAAATATCTCAATCAGTTCTGGCTGCCATAAATGCTGTGGGCGCGGCAGCTTGTCCCACAGCCGTCGTGCAGCTGCGGAAAGAACGGTGGAGATAAAGTAGTCGTATGAGCAGCAATAGCGGTCAGCAAACTGGCGTGCTTTCCATAGAGACGTTTTATTGGCAGTCGACAACTCCTGATAAGGCAGGCGTTTTAACCCGGTGGTGAACGGAGCTGTTTCAAAGTGTTCGCGACCGTGCGTCAGCATGATATTTGAGTACTGACGTTTGTATGCCTCCGTAAACAGACAGGTGGCCATAAGAGGATGCATGTCGCGGTAATCAAACCACTTCGTCTCGAAGAGTTCAGCCTCATCTTTACAGCGCGACAAACCAATGTTTTCAGCGACCCACTTGTCCATAACAGCGGTATTCCACTCTGTCATGAAGTCGTACTGGTCGTTGTCGATGGTATCGAAAAAGATTTGGCTCATGTGGCTCACCCGGCAGGTAGTTACTTACTTATCACAATGAGCGGATGATAGCGACTGGTGGCAGTTTTTGGAAGTGAAAACGGAAGGGAGTTGTTCTGGTGATGTCTTTTAAAAGACCTGCTTCCGTATATATTTAATAAGTTACTTATTATTTATATACAGAAACAGGCTCCTAATGGATACCAAGAACAACATAATTTGACTCCAACCCCAGATGCTATGTCATTGACAGATTTATCAAGGGAGATCATGTTAGAATCAGTGTTTTAGCCTCGTGGATATTGTCACCATGCGCATGAATAGACTTCCAGGATATGGCCTTCCCGAACTGGCTTTTTGGCCTCAGCCTAAATATGAACGGAATAAATGGTCGATGTTCTGTCTGAAACTCCGTAATGATGGAACCCTTGCTTGGTATCGGCGATATGTTGATCGTGGTATGCCAAACCACGCTTTTGATGACGACTACGATAACTATCCTGAAGCAAGAAAAGCGGCATTAGAGCTGAATAAAAACGTGAGCTTTGACATTGAAAAACTTCCTCTATCTATGTTTCAAAAGAAGTCATTGCGTTTGAAAGTTGACAAAGCACTCAAAGCCAAATCACGTCTCATGGATGAAGAGCATATAATGCTCAACGAAGCAATTAAGGCACACGCCAACGATCCGCGAGTGACATTAAATGAGTTAATAATTAACCCAGATTACGAAACTTTGCGTCAACCCCTTTTTGACGTGCTAAGCGAGATGCCTTACTTACATTTTGTTTTTCTTCCCAAATTCCAAGTTTCACTTCAACTCGTTGCTCCTAACACTTGGGAATGTTCATATAACAACAAAGCTAAGACAGCGAAGATCTGCTACCAAGAACGCATAGCCAGAGGTTTTGGTTTATCAGGTGCTGCACATTGGGGAAAAACAAAAGCGACTATTCGCTCAATGCTTCTGCCGCGTGCTAACCGGTTACTGCAACTCGCCAGCGTAAAAAGAATGCTGGATGAAGCTCTCAGGAATGGGCAAAAGGTACTGGTTGTTGGCAACTTTGTTTTCTGGTTTGAGGACAAAAATCAGGTAGGTTGGAGTGTTAAAGTTGCTAGCGAAAGCGAAACCACCTCAAGAGGCAATACGCTCTGGAAAGAAGGAACTATCATTTCAAAAAATCACGGTCGAATTGTCGTGCTGCCGTATACAAAAGAAAACGGTAAACATGTAAAAGGTTATACCAAGAATGCCCCTAACGACGGCAACGCAATTCCGAGACATAAGGATGAGTATGTCGAGTTGCCCTTTGAAATTTTGGATGGTGACTTGATGTTCAGTCTGTTCGGTGAGCTTAACTACGAATAGCTTTCATAGAACGAAATATTTCTAAGGCTGTCCAATGCAGACCAGCCTTAGAGATTTATATCAACCTTTCTTCATTAACTCGCGTTTAATTTCATCGGTTCGCATCGTGACATCGGCAGCGGTGATCGCCTCATTCAATTTCACGATGTCCTCGATTTCCTGCGGTGACTTCTCTGCCAGATGGAAAATGGCTGCTCGAATCACGTCAGAACGAGTGAACTTCTCGAAGCGAGGGATGAACTTCATCATCTCCAGCAGTTCGAAGTATTCGTCCTCCAGTGACATTGTGCGGCTTTTAATTTTCTCTTTGCCACGAGTCGGGCGTCCCTGTGGTCTGACTGGTTGGCGCAAAGGAGTTGTGTTCTTAGCCGGTGCATCAGGCTCTTTGCGCTTTGCTAGGTCACCCATTTTCATGGACATTATTCTTCTTCCTCCAGACTCAACAGATAATCTACAAATTCTTCAAACTCGGCTTCCGCCTTTTTGTCGCGCTCGCTACCGGTCATTTCAAAGATAGAACGACCAGACTCTTCCGCATCATCATAGACGTTGCGGTTATATAGATTGACTGGCGCAGACTCGATGCCAAACGTCTCAACAATCTCTTTAGCCGCCAGAATGCGAGACACTTGTGATGGCAAAGCCGGGCACTGGTTCATGACCGCGCGGACCTTCACTTTATCGTTTACATTACGAACATTGTCGATAATAGGATCAATGTCACGCAGAGATTTCAAATCACGACGCTTAGGACGAAGCGGGATAATGATAACGTCGGCCATCAGCATCGCTTGTCGCTGAATTTCGGAGTCAAAGCCACCAGCATCTACCACTACAAACTCAGCTCTACCCTGAAGCGATTTTAGGTGCTTAATGATGTCATCCTGAACGTATGCAAAAGGAATCAGCTCAAGGTCTTCGTTCTGTCGACGGTCTTCACACCAGCTTGTTGTCGTGCGCTGAATATCTATATCAGTGATATAAACCTTCTTCTTCTTTTTGACTTTCAGGCAAACGGCAATTTGCTGGGCAACGGTGGATTTGCCAGGCCCGCCCTTTGTGCCGCCAACCACAAAGATCTTGGTCATTGGAGAGTTCCCTTTGCGTATATAATTATCGTCTGAAACAACTTGTTTTCTTATATGTGATATAGCCTAAATGCCTACGGCTGCGGTGTAAAGGTTTAATGATAGGTACATAGGTGGGCTTAATAACAAAAAACCCGCCGTAGCGGGTTTATTGATTCATAGATCGTTTACTCAGAATGTTCACTATATGAGTACAAGCACCTGGGGTGAGATTGATTTTATTAGTCCCCCACTCTTCACGTCTTCGCATCTGGCCTCCGTCAGACTTACCGATATCCCACGGAATAAAACCACTTACGCCACAGGCATCCTCACCCAATTCCTCTATAAAATTTTCGTTCTTCGTATCGTAAATTTCGACCAGTCCATGTTTGCGCATACTCACAGCCCAAAGAGTTGCGCCTTTTATCGTCTGTAACGTATCGCAAACCAAGTACTGATACTTATCTACGAGATAAAGGTAAGCAAAACTTGCGATGCCTAATCCCATATAATCAGCATGAGTAAAAACCCCTCTAATCTGCTTGGCGCTGACTTTTACTCCAGATTTATCCTTGATTGGAAACTCGCAGTAGGCCACGCGGAAGACTGTTTGGACTGGCTGCCCCACATGCAACTTGTAGGATTCAATTTCTGCTCCTATCTCAAGAGGTGTGTAACCAGCACGTTTGAGTCGCTTAACTTCCTGCTCTTGGTAATCAGGATCACATGACTCAAGACACTCGCCAACAATACAGCGTTCATAGGCCGAATCAACAAGCTCGTATTCGGTAAATCGAATTAGATCGAAACCTCGGGAGATAAAATAGAACTCACCGAGAGCGATAATTCTCGTCGCTCTCGGCATTTCAGACAAGACCTTGCTGTAGTCTTCTATTTCAGGGATTAATCTGTTCGCCTGACCAATTAGAGATGGTGCCATGAAGTATTCTGTGCCGTTGATGGTTCCATATCATCGATTTTACAGAATTTCTTCATAAAAGACTCTACAACTTGTTTGATTCGTGAAGAAATATCACGATCTAAACACTTCAAGTCAGGATATTGTTCAGCAACATCTAAAACAAAAGAGGTTCGTTTACCGTTAGCGACAACCTCGGCCAACGGTTTAACCAGTGACGTAGAATTAGAGACCTTTTCGGCACGCGCCACATCGCTCTTAAAAGTGACGATGAAGTGCTGGCGGTTAGCTGATTCACGGCACAACATACGTCGCACTTCTACTGCGTCTTCACTGTTGTGAAAACGCATAGGAAAGCTGTCGATAACCGCAGTATTGGTGCGGATCGTCTGCATAGAACGCGTATTGTCATGATAATTTAGCATATATCCACCTTAGCCGTTAACACAAGTGTCATTGCGGCACCCCTCTCGGGGTTGAAGGCTACGAGAATGCGTAGCCTGTATGTGCCCACTTACGTGGATGCCTAATAAATCTACATCAAATTACTAAATGATTCAACATGAGCTTGAGTGAACAGGCGTGTATATGAGTGAAGATGCCATCTTTAGGATAAAAGGTAAACTGAGATCAATCATCGACTCAGCTCAGGTGCCCCCCACTCACACAGCCTTTCACCTATCGTATTGTGGATAAGCAACTGTCGCTCCGTTTCCTCAGTCATAAAATCCTCTCTACTCACATAGATAGGATTTGCAGCATCGCAGAATAGCACGCCTGGAGCCTGCGTCTTAATCACGCACCCATTTATCAAACAGCTCGCGATGAACACCAGAGGCATCTTTTTGCCGCACTTCATTAACCGTTTCATTTTTGACATCCACTGTGCTTTGAAGTCGTTTTCTGTCTTCCTGTTTTGCCTTCTCTTCCATTGCTCGTCGCGCCGCATTTCCGCCCATCGTGTAAGCGCCGACCAGAACGAAAAGAACGGCAGCCAGCGTAATCAAAGCAACTTTTAGCTTTGTCATCAGGCTGCCTAGCATATTAGACCATCCCTTTCTGGTGTCTTCTTACCTGCGACCAGGCGATAAATCCAGCCACAACAATAGTGGCAATACCGAAGATGATGCGTACTGTATCCCCGCTAGAGATATGACCTTGTGCTTTATCCATAGCAGCGGAAACCTGCGGCATAACATCGGCCAGCTGCGCCAGACCAATACCTGCTGTAACAGTTGCGCCTGCTGTTTCTTTAGTTACAGGAACAGCCTTCACGGTTTTCACCGGCTTAACGACGCCAGCTCGACGCAGACCTTCCTCAATAACTTCTGCCGCATACCAGGTGTTCAGCGTTTTTAGCGGACCTCGCCCATTCTCATGGCGAATGATTGCCTCAACCAAAGGTCGAAGAATGTCGTAATCATGCAGATCGATAATCATGTCTGCGGTTACACCAACGGCTTTAGACACCTCATTAATGTAGGCGTCAGTGTTGTTTTCATTCGGCGGTGCCCAACGTTCAATAACTTCACGAATGGTATCGATACTTGAGCCGTCTTTTGCGCGACGCTTGTCGTGGTAGGTAATTAGAGTCACCGCCAGTGCACGAATCCCCCAAACAGGGTCTTTAAACGTGCAAAAGCGCGGTTCGTCTGGATTCGCAACCAGACCTTGCCACGGTGATCCTTTATCAAGATTACCGGGGTTATTATTACGAATGCCTCTCGGAGTCTTCATCCTTGATCTCCTGTTATTGCAGTCCATTTTTTACGCCATACGCGGCTAACCCCAAAAGCAGTGCGGTAATAATGAACGACGTTATTTTAGAAACAATGCCGCCAAAGAACCCACTTGAGATGGAATCTAACCGGTTAAGGAGTTTGTCCAGGTTGGAGTGTTGAATACTATGTTGCGCCGGGGTCATATCACCAAAGTAGGTTTTCAGCTGATCGTTGACCTCCTGGCCAATTTCTTCACGTAGCTCTTTACCTAATTTGCCAACAACCTCCCGAGCAACGATCGCGGCAATACGCTCAACTTGCTCTGTTGTAACGCCCGCCATCTCGTTCGACATGTTTTCCTCCATGAAAAGTCAAATCGGGATGGCGGATTTATATCACATTTCACCCTTTTGTTATAGGTGTGTACTTACCTATCATTCAGCATTGCAACGGACTGATGAGAAAGCACCTACTCCTACCCATCGCCAGTTATAGATGCTACCCGCTTTGTATAAGGTATAGTCGTTCACTTTTTTAACAGCATATATGGGTATGACTGTCTCCTGTCCACCAATGATAGCTTCACCATAACATATAGGTGTCGGCAATTTCTGGCAGCCAGTAAGAGAGAGAACAACAGCTATTGTTAGAAATAATCTTTTCATCATTTACTCATCAGTTATACAGATTTCTATTTATTACCGGTACTCTGCCATTTACGCTAAAACTATGGCCGCCATTAAGTTGGTTTACGAATATCGAGCTAACAGTATTTCCATATGCCGCATATCCATAAACCATTGTCATGGCTCCGCCCGGTACTGGAACAGCGGACACATTCGCATATGTTGGGATTATCGCTGGAGGGTAATCAAAAACATGCCCTCCAGAGCTGTTCCACTCCGTATTATTAAGAAAGGTAAATGAAAGTGGGATATTTGCCGTATTATAGATTTCCTCCCCTTGTGCATTGAAAAAACTCATGCCCCAAGTTTCTTTTTTGGCTATACCTTTCGAAAATACGTATATCGTGGCACTAGAGTCGCTACCCTGACCTCCGAAACTGTAAATCACCTGGTTGTTACGCACTATTCTGTTGGCTATTAATGAAACAGCTTTCGAATAGGCAACAAAAATAATCGGTGAACGATCTGGAGATATTTTGGTGTTAAACTCTGTTCCGCCGGACAAAGAAACAACCTGCTTTCTCTGAAAAACGATAGGAGACAAAGAAGGAGACATCCAGACCTTCCCGTCAGATCGATATATCTTGCTTCCGTACATTATTTTTGAAAAACCAATATGTTTAAATTACCACTAGCTCCAGACCACGAAATGGTATTTCCAGAAACCGTAAGACTTGTGTACTTTCCATTGGTTACGTCCATTATGTAATAGTCGATTCCCAATCCCGCCTCAACCTCATATGTTCTACTTCCTGAACCAGAGGGAGTAAAATAATCGAGGTAATAAACAGGGGCCAACGCATTGACCATCTCCTGTCTTGATGGCGACCAAACCTGTGCACCATAGCTCATAAATATATCCTTATACTTTTAAGCAGGGGCTGGTTTAGCTCCAGCCCCGATTGAAGTTGTTTATTATTTAGGTGAATTTAACTTCGTTTCAAGCTCCTCAACCCTTTTGGTCAATTGCTGAATATGATGAATGAGACAAGGCCCGATAGCGGGCCTTAATTTTTATTCAGGCTTTTGTGGCCATTCGGGCTTTGCTGTATCCACACGGTTGACCAGAACGCTGTAGCGTTCCCATGACTCCAGTCGTGTACGCTCCTCATCCGTCGCCATATTCAGCCTGACAGCGCGTTCCAGTGGCTGAATAACGCTTTCAGCTTCAGAAAGCAACGCGGCCTTTTGTGATTCGGCCTGTTGTTGTTGCTCGTCTGCCGTATAAATCCGTTTAACCACAGCTCCGTCCCTAAACATCCACTTACCGGAATCATCAGCGCGGCGGTTGGCTGTAATATCTGGAACCTCAACGACGCTATAACCTTCAGGGTTAAGCGTGGAGGCATCTTTGGTGATGGCGACAATAATATTATTTGCATCGTAAACAATCTTTATTGTGTCTGGCTGAAAGTTCTTCACTTCCTCATACCAGTTTTTTCCGTCTTCGGACCATAACCAGATAACATCAAAATTCTTTGTTAGCTGATATTGTTCTTTCGTTTTAGGATTTCCAGACTTAATATTTTTTAAATGCTGCATCATTTACACCTGTGCGACGTTATACCATGTGCCATTGATGTATTTTTGTATTGGCCTGAATACTGCTGGGTCATCACCATCAACAGCGCCAATAATGCCAAGCCCTGTAATTACATGACCTGATTTTTCATACATCACACCTTTTCGCATAGTCTGAACAACACGTGTACCCAGGCGAACATCTTTTACATAGCGTGAATCAAAATTCCCCCAGTTGTTGGGCTGTATCTGACCGTTAACAGAAAATATTACCGAGTTATCTGTATTTCGCTGACTATAGAAATGCCAGCCTGAATCATCACCAAGCTCTGCAACAGTTGGTCTTGACGAATTTCCCCACAAGTTAAATGATGCATTACGGGCAGCGGTATTTGAGCTTGAAAGTGTGAATAACTTACTTTCCCCAGTCTGAATACCCTTTAATGATATTGCTGAACCATTTCTAAAGCGGAATACATGCACACCATTAGCATAAGCATCCAGCACCCCATCACCATTTTGTTTAAACCCGGTATCGTTATCTCCTAAAACTATTGAATTGCCACCCAGGGCATTAGCCGTTCCAATCCCCAGATTTCCGCTAAAAATGGCATTAATACCGAATATTGAGTGAGAACAATAAAACCCTCGCCCATTGTTAAAATCAAGAATAGCTTGCGCGTTCGTGCTTTCTGTCGCGGGATTAGTTGCTCCCCACTTATATGTTGTTTGACCGACGGTATAATCCTGAGTTGGAACAATAACCGTTAGCCCTTCTTCAGCAGAAACCCGCACAGGAAAAGCCCTGCCTTCAACGTAAAAAACGCTGCATACATCATCTTCTTTAAGGCTTGTTACAATGGAATGGATTGCGCGCTCATTAGTCTGATACGTCGAAAAATAACCTGCCGCATATGAACCACGATCAGTCCAGCCACCAGGCATTACCATTCCATTGAATTCGCAGTTATTCATTTCGTAATTACCACCGGCAGATGTGGTCGTTATAATCACTCTGGAAGCCAGCTCGCCAGTGCTGCCTGTGGAACGCCGGAAAATAACTGGATACCACTTTCCACCAACTGCATTAGACGGCGCATTAAATGCGTACTGCCGCATTCCTTTTTTCTTATCCACTTCGCCTTTGCTGTAAACATTAATGTTACTCAGGAAGCGATCTTTATCAGGAATATCCGCGCCGTTCTGGTTTTTTTGCAATGATCCAGCGGCTAATTCTACGGTTTGCTCAAGATTTAAATCTTCCGCCGTTAGCTCAATATTTTTAGAACCATCAAACGAGACGCCGTTGATAGTACATGCTGTCTGCAACTTGGTCGCTGTCGCTGCATTACCGGTTGTGTTCTGGTTACCAGCAATGTTTACACCCGGCAGGTTGATATCGGCAGAGCCATCAAACGCCACACCAGCAATTTTCCTTGCTGTCTGCAATTTTGTGGCGGTTGCGGCATTACCAGTAGTGTTCTGATTACCAGTTGTATTCACACCAGGGATTGAATCCTTAGCGGTATATACCTGTGCCCACGCTGACCATGCTGCATCAGTGGTATCTCTTCGGGAGCGAATGAAAACCGGCGCATGTGCACCGCTCGTACCACTCCAGCCAATAAGCAACTCACCCTCGCCAGCAGCACTCGCACCTTTCATGTGCAATACGTTGCCATACGTGGTCGGATAGCTATTGTTGTACGCCTCGTACATTTGAATGCCAGCAGTGCCTTGAGTAGAGCCGCTTAACGCCGTAACTCGGCCACGAGATACCAATGTATTAATGTTGATATCGCCTGAGCCATCAAACTTAACACCATTGATGTTTCTCGCTGTTTGCAACTTCGTAGCTGTTGAAGCATTACCGTTCAAACTACCATTTATGCCACCAGTAACATTTAGTCCATTACCAATAGACACAACACCGCTAGTATTATTAATTGTAATCGGTCGCAAGCCGTTCCATGAACCTAACGTATCTCCTGATGCTGTTAGCATGAAATATGTGCTGCCGCCGTCATTACGGATAAAGAACCCAAAGCTACCGTAAGCAATGCGGAAACCATTTGCATATTTTGAAACGATCTCACCAGAAGATGTCAAACCTCCAGATAATGTACCACCGGTAAGAGGTAATGCACCAACGTCAGATGCAGTTGGTTTGTTTTTCGTGTTATATACTCTTCGCCATCCTGGAGAATAATCTGTGCCATTAAATACATAGATAAACTCCGCATTAGTGAGAGCACCGGAAACACTTGTCGTTGTGGCCGTTGTTATGCGGATCGTATAATTATTTGAACTACTACCGTTATTAAATACTTCTATAACAGCTCCTGCCAATGGAATAACGCCACAACCAGTTTCACTATTTGGTATGGTTGCGCTATTGGCATAGGCCCACGCACATCGAGCAATCCATGCCTTTGTGTTAAAGGCTCCATTATTTTGCAATAACGTCACTAACTGGGCTGTTGTTATTGCTCCGCCATTACTTCCTGTAGTTAACCAACCAGTAGGAGATGCCGGGCAACCTATATTTGCTGGCGACAAGGAAATATTTGCCGAGCCGTCAAACGACACCCCATTGATAGTACGCGCAGTCTGCAACTTCGTAGCAGTAGCCGCATTACCTGTTGTATTCTGATTACCAGTCGTATTAACACCTGGCAAATTAATATTTGCAGTACCATCAAAGCTCACGCCGCCGATAGTTCTTGCCGTCTGTAGTTTTGTAGCAGTTGCGGCATTACCAGTGGTGTTCTGATTACCCGTAGTGTTTACACCTGGAAGATTAATATTGGCAGAACCGTCGAAACCAACTCCACCGATAGTTCTTGTCGTCTGTAATTTCGTTGCTGTACTTGCATTACCATTCAATGAACCAGTTAATCCGCCTGTAACAGACAACGGACCAGAAACTGTTCCTCCGGTTGTTGGCAGTGCTCCAATATCTGATGGCGTAGGTTTCTGATGTGAGCTATACATCGTATAAACAACACCATCGGTAACGCTGGCAGGCTTACTCGCTGAATATGTTGGCGATGTATAAATAGAAACTGACGCATTTGCAGTACAATCCCAGTGGACATTTACACTCGTCGCATAATTGCCAATCTCAACATAAATATCATATGTATCGCCGGATGTATTCACCCATGCAAAATTAGTAAATCCAACCGATGTCCTTCGCCATAACGCACCAGTAAGACCTTTTGGATTTCCATTTCCCGCACGAAGAACAAGTTCAGATATACCAGCCTGCATAGGGGAGTTAACATTATATCCAGCACCACCAATCAATGTGATGTAAACGATGGAACTCGCTTGTGGCATGGTAACCGTAGCCAGTTTGAACCACCCAGCCCCGCCAGAGAAAGACATCGTTACTGAATTTAAAGTACCAATATCTTTCGGCGTTAATGTTATATCCGCAGTCAGTGCTTTTCCGTTAATTTTTCGGTTAGATGGCACCCTGCTATTCGCATTGTCATTGGCTGCTTTAACTGCTTTTGGCGTTGCGGCCAGCGATTCACTGGTGCTATCGACAGCACTGCTAAGTTTCACAACACCTTTAGTTGTAAGGCTTGCGTCTTCCATCGCAACTGCACCGGCAATCTCTTCAGCACGATCAGCAGCAGCTTCCGCACGGGTCGCAGCGGATTCAGCAGCAGTTTTGCTCTGAGATGCAGCCGTCGCACTGCCTGCCGCCTCTGTTGCTTTCGTGGATGCCGTTGAAGCACTGCCCTTCGCTTCTGATGCCTGCTTGGTCGCCTCATCTTTTGAAGCGGATGCTGAGGAGGCTGATGCAGACGCAGAACTTGCAGATTCAGCAGCTGCCGCCTTAGAGGAAGCAGCATTGTCTTCTGAAGTCTTTGCATTTGTTTCAGAGGTTTTTGCTGCCGATGCTGAATTTTTAGCAGCTGTAGCCTGACTCGTCGCCTCTGTCGCTTTTGTGGTAGCTGTTGTCGCTGATGACAATGCGCTATCCGCAGATTTTCCTGCCGCTGTTGCACTTGATGAAGCACTATCCGCACTTGCTGAGGCTGCGCTTGCTGACGCTTCTGCCGCAGATTTCGAACTGTTTGCAGACGATGCACTCTGTTCGGCTGCCGTTTCAGATGCTTTTGCGTTTGCCTCTGACGTTTTTGCTGCCTTAGACGAATTTGCAGCTTCTGTTGCCGATGATGCTGCCGCGTTTGCGCTCGATGAAGCGTTAGTCTCTGATGCTTTGGCTGCATCCTTAGATGCAGAGGCACTGGACGCAGATGTTGCTGCCTCCGATGCTTTGGCCGACGCTACAGATGCTGATTCTGCTGCCGCTTCTTTTGCGGCTTGTGCGTTCGTTTCAGATTTTTTCGCAGCAGTTGCGCTCGCACTTGCAGCACTTTGTGAGGATGCCGCAGCGGATGCACTTTGAGACGCTTGAGAGGCTTTTTCTCCAGCGGTATTGGCGCTTTCTGCTGCTGCGGCAGCACTGGCCGCCGCCTCACGAGCTTTGTCGCCAGCAGCATCAATCGCGTCAGTGTTATTTTTATACCACTCAACGTTTTCGTTGTGCTCGTTGACGATCTGCATTAGCGGCTTAACGGTCACTTCTGTACCGTCTTCACGCTCGATTGTCACCTCATCCAGAGCAGTCAACCAACTGCGCATGGACTTGGAATCAGCCGACATACGCGACATTAGTGCAGTAAAGCGCGCGCTAAACTGTGTTAAGTCGCCTTCATAGGTCGTAATGATTCGGCACGGAACTTCAGACTGAGTTTCGCCGGTATAAGGTTCTGAGAGAACAATGTTCGTATCACTGGTTACGCGCTTGATCTCATACAGCTTATTGTCGGGGCCAATGACGATCATCCCCGGCAACACACCATTAGCTGTTACGTTCCAGGCTGTCCCTGCCCCAACCAGAGTATTGCTGCCCTGTGTAAATGTGATAGTACCTTCCCTGTACCACATGTTGAATATGCTCCTTGATTTGGTGGGCTATCCTTGCCCACCATTAAGTATGTACCTACTTATTTTTACCGATATAAATATTTTTTTCTACATTACAGAAGGCCAATTCTTACTCGTAGGACGTTGTTATCGTCATAAACGTCAATCCGCTGACCATTTATGACCAGTCGCCCATTGCCGCCGCTATTACCGTTGATCTCAAGCGTTCCATTTTTGCCGAATCGCCATCCAGATCTACCGCTAACAAAATTGGTAGATTGCAGATCGCCTACTTTTGCATTGGTGATTGTGCCATCCTTGATATACGCTCCATTCATATAGGCGATACTGTTTTCGATAACAAATGGCGTTGTGATCTTCCCGTTAACAGAGTTGACCAAACCAAACCTGTCCGCCTGAACCAAAAACTGAGATAGCCCAGTGGTGTCAATACCAAGCGCAATACCGGCAACATACTTCTGCCCTCCGCTCGTTGAAGTCTCCATTTTCAACGTCCACGCGGTTGACACTTTTTTGTTGGTATCAGCAATAGCTGTTGCCTGCTGTTGAATTGTCGCGGTATTTCCATCCACCTCTGCTTTCAGAGTATCGATTCGCCCACTCAGAGCATTATCTGCCTGCGTTCTCGCTGTCGTTTCAGTTGTTACCGCCGCGGAAATGTTGGCTGCCGTTTGAGACTCTAAGTTTGTGATTTGAGTCGCCAATGCAGCATCTTGCTCTGTACGCGTTTTCGTTTCGGTTGCTACAGCCGCTTTAATATCCTCTTTGTATTGAGAGGTCAGCTTGGTGATCTGAGACGACAACGCCGAGTCAGCATCAGTTCGAGCCTGCGTTTCAACTGCAACGGCCGCACTAATATCTTTCGCTGTCTGTGCTTTTAAACTTGAAACCTCTTTTGTTAAAGCGGTATCACCATCAGCACGAGCCGTTGTTTCTCTGGCAAGAGATGCCTCGAGATCATTAGCTTTTGCTGTAAGAGACGAAATCTGAGTGGACAATGCACTATCGGCATCAGTCCTTGCCTTTGTCTCTACAGCAACCGCTGCGGCAATATCAGTTCCGGTTTGTGCTCGCAGGCTGTTAATTTCTCGTGAGAGCGCCTGGTCAGCACTTGCTCTGGCCTCCTGCTCCTGAGTGATGGCAGCGGATATATCACCGTCAACCTTTGACTGAAGCTGGTTTATTTGTTTGGCTAACGCAGAGTCCCCGCTTGCTCGGGCCTCCTGCTCACTACGTATTGCAGCAGAAATATCATCATCAACCTTTGCCTGAAGTTGGGTGATCTGGCTTGCCAGAGCCGAATCTTCCGTTGCTCGGGCTTCTTGCTCTTCCTTAATAGCTGCGACGATATCGTTGCTTACTTTCGACTCAAGCTGAGTGATCTGTGTCGTCAGAGCTTCATCGGCAGATGTACGAGCCTCCTGCTCTGTACTAATCGCCGCGCTGATATCTCCTTCAAACTTAGATTGCAGCTGAGTGACACGCTTTGCCAACGCTTCATCGCCATCGGCACGAGCGGTGGACTCTTCCAGAATACTGGCCTTAATGTCTTCGCCAATTTCTACGCGAATTTCCTCAACCTTCGTGGCCATTGCAGACATATCATCAGCAAAGGTTTTCTGTGTTGTTGCGATCTTCGCGTTATTGACCATCTGCTTGTGCTGGTCTTCATCTTGACGAAGAGCCAGGTCAATATTTGTTTTGGCCAAAGCCTCAATGTTCGTAGTCAGTTCTGCACTGGCACGATCGACCTCTGCAACCGTCTTTTTCATTTCTTCAACGGCAGCGGAGCTTTCCTCTACCGTTGACTGCAACACTTCCAGTTGTTTAGCGTTTGCAGCATCACCTTCAACACGAGCCTCGCTTTCCTTAGCAATAAGAGCCGCCGCTTCATCTCTTGCAGCCTTTATTGCCTCGACTGTATTAGCGAGAGCTTTATCGTGTTCAGATACGGTATTTTCGATTTCAACAATTGCAGCATCAGTAGCATCAATTTTTTCAAACGCTTCATTGACCTTGTCGATCGTTGCCGAAACCTCACCTTTAAGCTCGGTTTGTGCGTTCTCCAAAGCATCGCTACGCTCGTTGAATTTTATTTCAAAATCCGCGAGGTTATCGCTGAACTGCTTATCTAATTCAGCTATATCTTCCTTAACGTCGTTTACCGCCCCCTCCAAAGATTCGACGCTCTGGTTGATATGCTCATTTAACTCGTCAACGGCTTCTTGAGAGGCTTTGCTGTTGATGTCCTCAAGCAGAGCCTGACCAAGCTCGGAAGATGTAATTTTGCCAGTCAGGAACGACAGTACATCGCGAGTTGTCGCCTCTGTACCCAAGTTTGAGTTCGGAGGACTTAACATACCTCGCTTGTTCGATGCTCGAACCCAGTAATACCACGTTTCGCTATCCCCAAGACCAGCATGTGTAAAGGTGGTGCTTGCAGACTCTGCGATCAGTTTCGCCGTATCCAGATTATTGGTCTGGGACGCGTAAACATTAATGTGATCAAGGTCTACCGAATCTGGATTAACCCAATTCAGTATCACATTACGATAGTCTCCAACGGCCGTTAATGACGTTGGGGCATCTGGCGGTGTCATTGTGCCCAGCACCTGATAAACGGTACTGATAATCTCTGTTTTTTTACCGTTGAATGAAACCGCATACAGCTGGAAGTCGTAGCGTCCATTCTCCGCAACATTAACGATTTCGTATTGCTCTTCGGTTACACGCGCCGATTGCCAGTTCGATACATTGTTTTCATCAGAACGTCGCCAACTGATCCAATACTCTGGAGATTTCCCTTCCCATGTTGCAGTCAGTTTTACTGACAGGTTGCCAGGGCTTGAGAGATAAGTCCCTTCGGTGATTTGCAAATTAGACGGCTTGGAGTAAGTCGGGTCCAATACCGTCGTATTTTGCGGGATAAGCGTTGCACCATTGTCGATCGCCTCATATTTAGACGGATTGTTCTCAACAGCGGTGATGTCAAAGCTACCCGGCGTTTCCCCCTGCGCGATGTTAACGATGCGAACGCGCATAGGTTCGAGGTCTGGTTCTGTAATAGTCCAGACGCCGTTCAAAACAGGCGTTTCAGCCGAAGACAGGGCTTTTGAAAACGTAACTTTTGTTATATTTTCGCCAGTTTCAAGAACATCGCGTTCAACGATTTTGCCTTCCTGATTCAGTATTCGAATAAAGCAGCCGCCTTTGGCTAACGACACAGGCGCATCGAGTGTGACGCTGTTTTTGGTAAACGCCACAATTCGACCTGAGTTACGTTTGCCTGCGCGATATTTGTTCTGAATCAGAACGGTTTCACCAGGCATCAGAAATGACGCGTCTAAGCCGGCAGTAAATGTAATTACATCCGACTCCATTCTGGCGGTATATAAAAGCCATAAACCAACTCGGTGAGCCTGCCCTCGGCTTGTACAGCCAAATGCTACGACTTCTGTCTTACGCTCACCATAACGGCGCATTGCGTCCTGATCTTCAACGTACTCGATGTTTTGCTTATAACCGTCCTCCTTGTTGTTGTAGGTTACGAGCGCAACGGATGGGCGATCTTTACGCGCAGAACCTTTATAGGTAAACAATCCATCTTTGACGTTAGAGTTGGTAAACATCATTACCGGATCTGATGGGCTATCCTGCATGATGTTAACCATCCCACCAGCCCAAAACACCATGCCGCGGAATGCTCCAGCAATATCCTGAATTAGCCGGTATGCGTCCTGTCGACTGGTGATCTGCGTATTGATTGCAAAGCGTTTCTCTTTGCCACCAAAGCCATCATCGACCTCTTCGTCACAATATCGACCAATCTGGTACAACTGGCCAAGGTCAATCATAGATTCCGACACATACTGACCAAGGCCATATCGAGCATTGGTCAGCAAATCAAAGAGAATCCACGCGGGGTTCGAAGAAGACAACAGCTTAAAAGTACCATCCCATACCCCAGCGTAAGTGTTACTTGACTCGTTATAGTTTGAAGGTACTCGAATTTTTAGGCCACGCACCAGATAAGAGCGAGATGGCATGGTGCTGCCGAATTGCTCAGAGTTTACCTTCAATCCAACCAAAACAGAGTTTGGATAGTTCATCGGTGTATCGACAATTTCCCCGATTGAATCCACCCATGTATCGTTATAGAGATACTGGCTACTGTTATCATCGGTAATACGGACTACACGAACCTTGTATGCGCGTCCAGGCTTAGGCAGCTTCAGCTCGTAGCTACGGTAATAAACGCCGGTCTTCTTTGCTGTTAGCTTAATGCCAACGCTTTTTTCACCTTCCGCGACCACATCTACAAATGTTGAGTCGCCATTTGCTATCTGGAACTTGTACTCAACAGTCGTACCGTTCGTGTCACCAGTTTTTTTATCTATGCTTCGCAAAGAAGGAAACTTCATGATGACACGAACCCGATCAGCTTCATCGTTATCGATTGAAACCGTTACATAATGTGTTTTTTTTAACTGGATATTGACGGATTTAGGCGTTTCAACGAAATCAAAGCCAGACATTGGAGTCTGGTCTTGTGAACCGTCGCGAAAATCCCATGTGATTCCGCTGAAGTTGGAGGAACCGTCTTCATTTACAATCGGCAGATCGTCGATAAAAATAGATCTTGCGCCATTTACTAAGCCGCCAATTACCCCTTCCCCAAGAAGATCGAGGATAGCGGCCATTGCACGAGAATTTACGGTATCGTCGGCTTCAACCGGTGTACGGCTGGAGCTTTTGCTGCTTTTTTTACCACCCGCACCGGCAATAAACAGCGGTAGCTTTTTCTTCTTGAACTGTTCCATGTTCAAAAAATCCTTGTTTACATTAGCTGGTCAATCGTGATTGAAGAACTCACAACCTGTGAGCCAACCAGAATTTCCTCGCCATAGATAAGTTGTACTGGGTTGCCCTGGTTTTCTGTATTTTGAGGGCCGTCGAAATAATAAGAGTTCGAGTTATCTGCCTGTCTCACACTTTCGTTAGTGGCTTGCGGCGATATGATTTGTGATATGCCGCCCATCATCAGTGACAAACCGAGAGGTGCTAAAGCAGGCATCACTACCGCCGATACAACCAACAAAGCGGCCCCTACTACCGTCTGAAACCACCCAAAAGCAGATCCACCGCTTCCTCGCGGAACAGGTGTAATGCGGATTTTGGCAATGTTGTCAGACTGCCCCATCATCTGATATTCACTTTCGTCAACAGACCACTTGTGGCCCTGTTTATTGGTGATCTGGATGTGGTAACGGTCATAGGTTTTGATATTGCGCTTCATCCATGCTTTAAACCCAGGCTTGTTGGCCTCAATTAAATCCAGAGCCTGTTTTGTATTGCGCACCTTTAGATGCCAGTGGCGGCCAAAATGTTTGGCCATAGGGCCGCCAAGCTGCACATGAACTAACTCAGACACGTCTCATCTCCCTTGAGCAAGTCTCTGTGACGCAAGTGATGCGTCGTATGTTTCTGATACATTCCGCCGTAATAAGCACGACAACTAAGACGGTCGATCTGGTGATGAAGAATCATTCCATCGCCGATATAAACCGCGCAGTGATCTGGCATTTTCCCGTAGTGAATAAAGAAGACGTCCCCACGTTGAGGCTCTGTTCCAGGTGCAAGCCGTACCAATCCCTCGTTTCGGTAGTTCTGGTCGAGAATGTCGTTATCGCCGGTGTACCACGATGGAATATGCAGGTGTGCGTTCGGGTTAAGCTCGACGTTAAACTCACGCTTCAAATAGTCCCGACACAACATCCAGCAATCGAATACGCCAAATACATACGGTCTACCCAGGTATGGCATTTCGAAACCATCAGGTGTGATCACATTCATCTCGCTAAAATGGAAAGGGGCATCTCCCTCAACATTCTTGCGAATAGCCAGAATCATCCACGGAACTTCCGTCGCTTCACAGCCTGCACGATCGGCATCAGATGCTTCTGCTGATTCATCAGTATGTGAATGCCAGATTGCGATTACGTCACCTGCATCCTCTGCCGCCATAATGTCGTCAACGTGCATTACAAAAGTGTTCTGCGGGTTCTCCGAAACATTTCGCGCTTCCATAAAGCGATATTTGTCGCCATTAGTTCTCACCAGAAAGCCACACGCTTCATTAGGGTAGCGATTTATGGCGCAGAGATAGATTTGCTGCATAACATCAGAGCCAAGCTCAGGGATTGCTTTATTACCCATATCGCGTAGCTCCAATAAACCCGCCAAAATGGATCACTCCGTTGGCAAAATAATTCCGACGCGCATTACAGGCGTCATAACGTTTTGTGCAGTAATCAGCACCAGACATAGACGTCTGCTGGTTATTTTTGTCGAAATATGGACCGGTATAGCCGCATTCTGGCCCTCGGTATTTCCACGGGCAGGTGTTTTTAATGATCTGACGATACGGCAGTTGCACCCCCATCAAATCGAACACACTGGACAATTCAAACTCGACAACCTGATGAGTTTCGAGAGTTTTCTGTTCGATAAACCACATTTCATCCGGGAAATGTTGGTTTGGATCTGCTGTTGGGTTGCCGTCTTTAAAATTAACGGCATCGAGGAAGCGAGCCAGCGTCATCTTGCGAATAATGCGGCAGCCAACAAGATCGTCGTTCGCCTGAACTTCCGCAGAGACGGTTCCGGCAAAGTTCGATACCTGAATTTTTGGACGTGGCAACGTTCCCTGGCCAGTTTTGTCAAAGCCTGATGCTTTGATTGGCCACGGCTCGTATGTCACTCCTTGCCAGACGACCGGTTGCATCAGTTCGTTTGTTCCGGCGTGGAAGAATAACTTCCCCCCTGAAGTTGTGTTCGACATATCCAGTACGAACAACTCAATGAGTGCAGAGGGAGATAAGCTCTGAATATCAGCTTTAATTCCCATTGTTTCATCCTTGAAATAAGTAGGCGCTAACATCCTGTCAGCGCCACAATGATAGTAAATTAGTACTTACTTATCCAGATACTTAAGCCTCAAATACTTGTCTGAATGTAGCAGTTAAGACACAGTACCCCTGATATCGCTTGACCGTATGACTGTCACATACAACTACAATCCGTTTTCCTCTTGGATTAACCCAATAGAACGACTCAACGCCTGCTCGCTCAGTCAGGAAGTCATCGATTGCATTAATTTCGTTGTATGATCTGGTAAAGGTTAACGACCATTCTTCTTTAATACGATTAAGACCTTGAGCCTGTCGCTGCTCGTAGTCATCACCAAAATTAAGTACCGTTACATTCGGTTTTACGCTTTTTTCAGATTCGTAATCTGGATACCAATTAAACGTTTGTCTTTCCATCTCACATCCTTGTGAGACTGCCCCGGTCGGGGCAGTCGATAGTTAGTTACGTTGAGTGTTTGGGTTGAGTGATCCGCCAGGGCGTTTCTCTTGAGCGATAGTCTCAAGCGCGATTGCTTTCATCCGTTGAGCGGCATTGTTCCATATGCTTTCTGTATCGCCGGATTCAGTTGTGCTACCGTCACTATGGACGTTGATCTCAATTGATACAGGAGAAAGAACATTTCCTCCTCCACTCATACCATCGGTACTGAGCGTTACAGGGATTGTTCGACCATCAGGCAATGGAACATACGCCTCATTCATATCGCCTTCCCCAAACAACGCCAATTGAGGTGAGTTGGCGATACCGCCTTTCTGGTATGCCCGGAGCGGGATCACGCCGTCTTTTCCGAATATGCCACCATTTGCAAACTTCGGAATTGCAGGAATACCATTCGTGCCATCGGCAGCAGAACTGGTCAGATTGTTGAACCCGGAAGTTGAGCCAGAAGAACCGGACATCAATCCATCGAATCCACCACCAGCCCATACTGAAACCAAACCAGATGCAACTGTCGCGCCGAAATTCAACCACTTATTACCAGAGCCGGAAGCATTAGCTCCAAGCATTGCAAACGCGGCAGACAGAGCGCCGGTAACAGAGCTGAGGTTCTGCATCGAGAAGATGGAGTCCTTCACTGCTTTTGTCTCAGCATCTTTGGCTTCGGTGCTATTAAATAGCCCTGATACCCAGCTACCAATCGCATTTGTTGCTGTGCCAATTGCGCTGGTGGTCTGCTGTGTCGTTTGCCCCAATCCAGTTACCGAACTGGACGTCTCCTTCGTGGCTTCTCCTACCGACTTGTCGCCATTAACAGTGTTGCTTATGCGCACACCTTGATTGGCAACTGCGGAAGCAACCCCGGTGAGCAAATTACCACTCTGTGAACTACCAGCTGCGGTGGTTCCCATTCCCAACATGTTCATTAGAGGCAGCGTGATCTGCGACTTCACGACCATATTGGTGATATCTTTCAAAATGGACTGAGATAGGCTGGAGAAGCTCATCTTCCCGTTAATAACGAAATCAGTCAGGACATCAGTTAAGCCACTAAACAAATCAGTCCAGGTGCTTTCGATCTGCTCTGCCAGGTTTTCGTATTCCAGTGCCAACTTCTGCGTCGCAGTCCCCGTCTCTTTAATAAGCGCGGTATTGCCAGCAGCAATCAGTTGATTGATTTTCTTTGTATAAAGCGCCACAACTTTAGGATCAGACGCCTTATCACGAAGTTCTATCAACGCTTTGAGATTGCGGTTGTAGGTGTCTTCGAAATCAGCAACTTTATCTTCGCGAGACGGCGTATAGCCAGCACTAATAATGGAATCCGACTCCGGTGCCCAGGTGGAGATCATCTGCTCAACATTGCGGCGATTAAACATCTCGCGATATTCAGGTGTCGCATTTTTGAGGTCTTCAAGACGTTTTTTCGCCTTGTCGATCATCTCTTGAGTGATGAACTCGTTAGGAACCGCATTAGCCAAATCTGTCAGCGATTTCGTTGTATCGCGAAGAGACTGATCAAACGATACCGTAGCCTTAGAGCTTTCACCCATTTGCCCCATAAGCTGATCGGCTTTGTCCAGAGCCTTCTGGTATCCGGCTGCCAGTTTCTGTTGCGCTGCCTGTTCCTTCTTGGCCGCACGCTGCGAGGCGTTAGCTGATCGTTGGGCTGCTTTCTCGGCAGCTGCTGCATCCTGTTCACGAGCTTTAGTCAGTGCAGCAATAGCTGCGGCACGCTCTTCATCGCTCATTTTCTCCAGAGAGCTGGCGCTGGATGCTTTCTGCAAATTAAGCTGCGTCTTGAGTTGTTTAGGCCCAATAATCGGCTTACCTTCGAAGTCCATCATCGGAGTGCCGTCAGGCAAAGTACGTTGATAAGTCGCAGAATCCATCTGGTTTCGCATATATTGCGCCAGCGCCTTCTGAGCAGCTTTATCAGTTGTACCTAACCCAAGAACAGTCCCCTGGTTTGACATTACGCCCTTACCAGTTTTGGCCGCGTTATCTCTCTCGAACTCTGCCTGAGTCAGCTCCTGAGCAACGGCTTCCAAATGCTCCTGATAACCACGAATACTGCCTTGCAGTTTCTGGATCTGCTCGGTATTTCCATCCTTTTTGGCTTTTTCAAGCTGATCATTAAGAGTCGCAATTTGCTTCTCGGTCGCATTCTTACGAGAAGAAAGTGAATCAACCAGTTTTTGCGCAGGCTCCAGATAGCTTTTGTTTACCGTTTCACGTAACGGTGCCAATAGCTTGTTCTTTTCGTCATCTGAAAGTGAACCGTCATCATTGATTTTCTGGATCTTATCCAGAGCCTCCTGCCGGGCTTTCACGAATGTTGCCGCAAAGTCTCTATTCTCTTCCCGTATTTTCTCTATCTGTGATTCTGCCGCATCTTTTGCAAGACGTTTGGCTACAGCAATGTCTCCGCGTTCAATTGCCCCAGTAGTTTTATCGCGTTTCTTACGAAGGTCATTTAGCTCATTTTCTATACGCTTACGTTCATCCTGATTAATCTTTACTGTAGTTCCGGCCATACCCGGCCCATAAACCACCTTTTCGCCAGATTTTAACTCTTGTTCCTTTTGCGTGATTTGTTGCTCAAGACGCGCTTTATACTCCGCCATCTGTGCACGTTTGGCCGCTGTCATCGCTTCTGGTATTTTCCTAATCTCGTCAACGACCTTTGAAGTTTCGCTGCGGAGCATGGTCATGTACGTGATTAGGCCAGCAACAGCTACAGTGGCAACTGTAAATGCTGCCCCTATAGGGTTTGCTGCAATGAACGCCGTTAATCCAGCAAAAGCGCCTTTAAGCCCCGTAATCGCCCCACGGATGGCGAAAATAAGAGAGGGGATCGGAGCCAGCCCCATACGTGCCGCACGATTGAATCGGGTTACTGCTGTAGCGCCGAGGTTAAATGGAGTCTGTATGGCTGTCGCCATCGTGGCAAAGGTGCTAACCATCTGGCTGCCTGCGCCAACTACCCCCATGATCCCTGCTCGCATCAGTTTGAACGCAACCATCGCGGCCACGACCTTACCGAGATTAATTACCAGCTCTTGGTTCTTTGCTAACCATTGAGCAAGCTGACGCAACCCATCGATTGCCGTTGTTAACCCCGAACCTAAAGAATTGGCAAACGAAATCCCTTCGGCGCTATTCATGATTGAAGCCAGTTCTTTCATCCCCTTCGATAGAGAATCCAGATATCCGGCCTGACCAACCCGATCAGCAAATAACGTGAATGACGTCTGAAGTTGCGCCAGCGCACCTGTGTAGGTTTGCATCATGTCTTTCGCTGCGTTCTCATTCTCCGCACGCAGACCAACAAACATCAGAGACAACGCCTGTTTTGCCTCAACCGTACCGCTGGCAACGGCTTTAGTCAGTTCCCCCATAGTGATGCCTGCGGCGTCTGCCATTGCCTGCATCGCGTTAGGAACGGCTTCACCTAATTGCTGACGTAGCTCTTCCATTGACACAACGCCCTTACCGGACATCTGCTGAACGGCCACAGCCGCACGTTTCAACAGCTCACTATCACCACCAAAACGAGCAACGGAGTCCACCAGCGCCTTCAGAGAACCATCGGTTGGATCTAAGCCAGCAGAACGAAACTTCACGAAGGAGTCTGTTAACGCCTGCATCGCGAACGGCGCATTTTGAGCCATGTCTACGATGTACTTCATATCATCAGCGGCAGCCTGGCCCGGGTTGGACTTCTCCTTATTCAACCCTCGAAGCATCACCCGCATACGTTCCATTTCGGCCGCAGCTTCAACAATAGGCTTCTGCCACCCAAACATGATGTCAGTAACCGTTCTGGCTGCATCTCCGATCTCGCCAAGCAGGAAAATGTTGCCACGAAGGCCAGAGAACATACCTCCTTCGTTACTTTTACCGCTATGGCCAGAAGCGCCGCTACGCCGCCCGCTACCACCATCGCCACTTCCAGATGTACGAACGCGTACCGGCTTGCTAATCAGTTGCTGACGTCCGATAACTTCGTCCATCTGCTCACGAACCTTTTTCAGTCCCTCGGCAGCCTGACTCGTTGTGACACCCCAATTACTGAGTCGCTTCGTCGTGGTATTAAGGCGCGTATTCATGCCACTCACGGACGCAGAGGCTTCTTTGACCTCCGTACCAAAGCGGCTTGCGCTTTTGCTTGCATAGGTCGCCCAATCAGAGAAATCATTTAGCTCTGATTGCACTTTACGTAATGACGCGGTGAGTTTATCTACTGAAGAAGTTGTCGTATCGACGCGCTCAATCAGGGCTTTAAGACCAGAATTGAGGCTGGTGATGTTGCCACGCATTTTACGCGTAGCATCTGAAGCAAGCTCAAAACCGGCAGCTACATCCTGTAGTTTATCTGCCGTAGAATCGAGCTTGCTTTCCAGAACGCCAATGATACGGGCGACCGAACCCAAAGAGCGTTCAAAGGTTTGGATTTTTTGAGCAGGCTTTGTTACCTGCTCACCAAATCGAGTAAGCAGTTTCCCCGCACGATCGATTGACGCTGTAAACTGTTTGTCTTCCAGCGACAGGATAAACTCTACGTTTTGTGACATTCCCTTGTCATCCTCTGCCAAATATTTGCATCAGTTGCTCTTTGGCGTCAGGGTCTGCCTTATCCTGGCTTGGATCGTAGACTTTATCTGTTACGACTGGTCTTCCAATCCTGAGTTGCAAACCCTCCATGAACGCCTTCACAGCCTCGCCATCCGCCTGGGACGCACGAGCGACTTGTAAGTTGCGGACATCCTCTTCCGCACGCAGACGGTCTATATTGCGACTGAGCATCCAGAACATCGTGAGAGGAACGTTCAGTAGCTCTAATGGCGACACGGCGTAGTGAGCAACTACACGACTGAAATAGAATCCGAGATCTATTGAGACGGTCCTTGTCCCGGATTCATCGCGGGAAATTACTTTGCCCCTTCGCCAGCCGCTTTTTCGTTTTCTTCATCAATCACTTCCATAGCGAAGGTGAAGATCTGCTGGAGTTGCGGAACAGTCAGTTTTTCAAGAACTTCATCAGGCACTGAAGGGATAACCTTACGAACCAGATCTGCATAAGCTGTCACTTGCTCAACAGGAGACATGTTCATGAGATCTTTGCCTTCCATCTGCTTGATGGAAACGAACAAACCTACCGTCATTTCAACGATGGGATATTCCTGACCGCCAAATTTGATGCTTTTCTTCGGAGGCAGAATGGAATCGAGATCGAGTAATTTGGTCATTGGTTTAAATCCTTTTAAAAGAGAGGCTCATCCTGAGCCTCTGCTTAATTACTGATTAATCTGCGGAGTTAATCGTTACTGACTTAGTTGTCTTCTTAGCGCCGCTATTGCTGGTGAAGGAGATGTTTGCAGTACCCTGCGCCACACCACGTACCAGACCCGTTTGATCTACCGTGGCCTTTTCCTGGTCTTCGGATTCCCAAACACCGGTTTTATCTGCGGCATCATCTGGAGTGATTTCTGCTGTCAGTTGCACAGTCTCCCCTGCTTTTACAGTTGGAGATTCCGGTTTGATCGACACGGTTTTTACCGGTTTAGGGCCGCTCATTCTTCCCAGAACGCCTTCGTCATCAGGGTACGCACTGAACTGAACAGAGAACACACGAACATCATCAGACTGGTAAGTCATGGTGAAGTTACCTGCGGTCGCAGCTTTCGGGATGGTCAGAACGTAGTCGGTAGTGTCCTGCGGAGTCAGAACCAGCTCTTTGGCTACGTCGATCAGGTTGACACCCTGTGCGGAAGTGATGGTCACAGCGTTGTCGTCTTCGTTCAGAGTAGACCCCGGCATCAGATCAACCATATTTTTCAACACAGACTCGGCCAGCGGCGCAGTAATGGTAATGTTACGACCCTGCACCAGCTCGGACATAATTGTCTGGCCGTGCTGGTCGACAGTGACTTTCAGCGTTTCAGTGGCTACTTCAACCTGAACACCACCTTTGGTGTAACCCAAATCCACACCACCAAACGACACCTTACAGGCACCAAGTTTGATGTTTTTTACATGGGTATTAGACATTGATGGAAAACTCCTTTTTCCGTTAATTCTACGCATTCATTGCGCTAATAGTAAGTATATACTTACCCATTAACTTAATTCAATAAATAGCCAGCAAATTCAACAGGAATGCCTGCTTCTATTAATGCTCCATCATTTTTGGGATAAATGATTGGCATCGCAATCGGTCGTACCAGTCGAAAATAAACACCACCAGATTCCGTTTCCTCTACTGGAAACATCTCAATGATTTTATTGGCTTTCTCAACCGTCGTAGTAATTGACGAACCACGCACAATTATTGTGAATGATTCGTGGTAAAAGCCCTGTAGCTCATGATCGATGCTGATACCGGTATTTGGGTTAATAAGCAGGACGCCAGATTTCACATTGGCAGGCAAGTAGTGACAGAAAATGTCAGTCCCGACCGTGCCAATCTTTGCCTTCTGCATCAAACTTGCAAACGCTTCAATAAACACATTAACCTCTCGTAAAACCGGCTTTTCTGGCAGCCTCAAGAATCGCTTCTGAGAACTGCTTCTCGCTAATTTCCACCGCTCTTTCCAGAAAGTGTGGCCCAACACGAGGTTTAACACCGGCAATTGGTGGGTTTGTCACGTTCTTCATTCGAGAAAGATAACCGAGTCGGTATTTACCCAGCTCCATGTACTTAGCATAGTCACCGACTTCTACGCCCGGATGCCCCTGACGTGGTTTTGCTCCAGACACAGAAAGCTCAATGCGCAGCCCTGAATAACCTTCTTTAATCACCCTGGCAAAGATGGCTGTCTCCAGAGATCCGGTTTCCAGCGGGGCCATTGCACGGCTGAGACGCTCAACCAAACGCGCCAGCTTTTCCATGTCCCGAATAAGATATCGCTTAAATGCTTTCTGGCTGTTATTGAGTCTATTCCCCGCACGTTTGAACTGATGCGCATCGTATTTCAGACCCATATATTCGCCCCCACTTCAAGATGCCCAGGTCTTCCTCGTAGCCCCCAGCGGCGATGAACACTGGACACCTTTAATTTTTGACCTTCAAGGATCAGCACATCATCAAGTTGTACAGCCGCTTCTAAAGGGACAACTAACACAGCATCAAACAGCTCCAGACTCGCCTTACCACGACTACCAGAGCTATCAGCACGAACTGACGATTTCTCATTACTCTGTTCGAACTTAACCACGCCGACATTCGTCTTCCTGACGAATTGTAATTGCGCCTCGCCGTAAACGTTCTTTGCGCCAAAGCGGTAGATCGCAATTTCTGTTTGCCACGAAATATTCATGCTCTCTCTCTGTTGTTGTCGGTCGCTCTCATTACTGGCCAAAAACCCTTTCGACCAAAAGTAAATAATGCGACTGGCGTTACGCACGGCGAACAATCATACGGTTGTTGATGTAACTGACCAGCAAGCGCCAGGTACTGCGAGCCACATGAACGTTTGCAGCTTTACCGGTACGGTACATGTTGGTTGTTTCACCGATTGACTCTGACAAAATGCCATCCTCTCGTGCTGCGGCAACATCATTGCCATTTGCGATCTCACACGCTTCGTTGACAACGGCAAGCATCAACGCTTCTTTGAAGTAGTCAGGGAACTCTTCAAACTTCTCCTGCGTCATCTTTTCCCAATCGACTAAATCATGCCGGTACGCTCCATCTGCTCCCCACGGAATGTCATACACATTCAGCATATTTTGAGGGCGATCGTATCGGTCAAAGTCGATATGAAGTGGCACACTGAATTTGGCCACCTGAACAGAGGTGATATGCTCACCTCAGAACAACACAGGTGCTCCAATGAAAAAAAGAAATTTCAGCGCAG